CATCTCGTAAGATAGGTAAGAAGACTAGCCTAGCTGATGCTCAAAAAGAAATGTCTATGCAAAAGTTTGCTAAAAAAGGTGTGGTAGATGCAGCCATAGGCTTTGAAGCATCTAAGGTTATACGTCAGGGTTACAAGTCTTGGGCTGATAAAGTAAAAGCTGGTGACGATGAGTTTGGTCTAGCAGGGGATGGCATACGTGGTAATAGAGATATGCCAGAGGGTTTACTTGGTGAGATACTTCTAGGTCCAGATAAGGAAACAGGTCTTGTAGGGATGCTCAGAAAGAAGGGCATTACAGTAAACAAAGACACTTTCATATCAGACTTTCTTACAGATGTAATACGTGTGATGCCTGAAAGAGAGTTTCTGGAGTTGTCAAAAGATTTTGAAAGAGGCTCTGGTATACCTTTAGGAGAGGTAGCTACAGCTAAAATAAAACTCAGTAATGTAATAGCATCTTATGCTAGTGGGCTAGGTAGAGAGCTATCTGTATTTGCTCAAGCTAAGAACAAGCTTAACGCTGGTGTTGTCATGGGCAATGATATAATTAATCAGTCGTTAGAACGTAAAGAGATACGAGATGCATTAGAAGATGGTATACCAGGTTACTTCTTATCTAAGGAAAAACAACCAAAGAAACTAATGTACTTCCAAAACGTTTGGCGTAGAGCACTTGTGTCCTCTGTGCCTACAACAGCAGCTAACATATTTGGTTGGTCACAGTACTACTTAGGCTCTACGGTAGCTGATATGTTAAACGGTGGTGCATTTTATGCTTACGGAGCTATATCAGGTAACAAAGAAGCGCAAAGAATAGGCTCAGTATATTGGAAGATACAAGGGGATAAGTTTAGAAACTTAGCTGATCCATTTACTACACATGACGCTTACATGAAGTTCTTAGAAGAAAACAAAGGTATAAGAAGCTTGCTTCACGAGACAGTAGGTGGTACTGGTGTAGAGATATCACCAAATAAATTTGATATGAATCAAGATAGCAAAGTTTATAAGACTGTAGAGGGATTTGTTGATGCCTCATCTAGATTGACAGGGGTTAGAGCACAGGATACTTTTACTAAGTCACAGATGTTTATGACAGAGCTAGACAAACAGCTAAGAATAAAGAACAACGTGAGTCTAGCTGAAGTAATGCGTACTAATAATCTAAACGCCATAGATGAAGATGTCTTAGGCTTGGCAGTAGACAGTACAATGAAGAGTGTTTTCTCTAAAGACTACACCACAAAGGAGCAGATGCCAGCTATAAGAAGTGCAGCTAAGTTTGTTGAGAGTATATCTAACTTGCCTGTACTAGGATCTATACTACCGTTTGGCAGGTTCTTTAATAATACAATAGCTACAGTGTGGCAGGTTGGTCCTGCAGGTTTGATTGCTCCTACTGCTGCTATCATGCGTGGTAAAGCAGACATAGCAACTTCAGAGGCTTTTAGTCGTGCGGCTGTGGGTACTACAGGTTTAATCTTAGCTGCTCGTATGGATCAAGAGAGACAAGACAGAGGGTTGGAGTCCACACAGCTAGACGTAGGTGGTGGCACAGTCATTGATACAAAGAATGCTTTTCCTATGTCTGAGTTTCTAGCTATGGGTAGATTGTTTAACCAGTTAGCAAGGCAAGGTAAGTTTGGTGGTGTAGGTGAGGCAGATCCTACCACGAAAGATGGAATACCATACTTTGCTAAAGCTACACCTGAAGCACTAGAAGATGCGCTTGTACAAGTAGGTGTAGGTCAGTTCGCTAAAGACATACAGTTTGGTAACGACATGTACAGAATACTAGACATGATGTTTGATGAAACAAATGGGGAAGCTGGTGCAGCAGAACTACAAAGACGAGCAGGTAGTTTCTTAGCTGGCTTTACTAGACCTTTTCAAACTGTGGACAGGGCTGTAGGGTTTATTCGTGATACAGATATACACAAAGACAAAAGACAGAAAGCTGTCATTGACCCTGAAACAGGTAAGATGGAGCTAGTCAAAAGAAGTGGTACGGAAGTGTTTACTCTAGAGGCAACAAGATATCTAGACAATATACTAGACATATTCCGTGACGTTAATGAAGAGAATGATTTTAGTAAGTTACGTGTATCAACTAGAGAGGGTGACTTGTATGATCCTAATCCGTTAGCCTCTATCTTTGGGGTAAGGGTAGTGCCATCTAAAACTGCTGCAGAAAAAGTATACACTATGGCAGGGCTGCGAGGATTTAAAGCTAACAAGAGAAGTCAAGTAGCTATGTACGATAGATTGTTTAATGAAACCTTGTCACCTTTACTGGAGAGAAAAGCCAGAGTTCTGCTAGCAGATAAGAACTTTATAAACGGCACTAACACTTACAGAAGACAAGAAGTAAATAAGATACTAAAACAAACTAGAGCAGCAGTTAATGAGGCTATGCCTGTGTTGTCTGAAGAGCACAGAATAAATAAACAAAAGTATGATACCATAAACTACTCTGGTAACAGTGAGCAGTACAAGAATGCTAAGAAGACATTTCACAAGATACGCTTAGATCAGCTACGAGATGAAGGTGCGACAGAGGAAGAGCTAAAGAAGTTAGAGATAAAAGATCCATTGACAATGACTCCCTCTGAGTTAAACCAGTTCAAAGCTATACTATCTCTGTATAAGAATGCTGCAAAACCATAGTAGCCGCCAACGCTAAGTCAACGGCTACCCTGTTATTTTAGACCATACTTTTCTGAAGCGTACTTGGCTATCATAAGTATATCATCTATGTCTTGTAAAGCTCTGACTTTGTATATATCTTCACGTAGATTTTCTTCTATGTGTTTTCTTACAGGCCGTAGTTTTACCTCTAGCTCCTCAAAGAAAAGCTTTAACTTTCTTTCCATGTGTACCTTTGCTTCGCGTTCTATATCCATTAAACCTCTGTTGGTATCTCAGTACAGTAAGCAGACACAGTGGACTGAGGTGATGGTCTAGCACTCATAAGCTCCCCACGTATGTAAGATGCACCATCTTTGCACATCTCTATAGTAGGATACACATGATTTACTGCTTGAACCTGAATATACCCTGGAGCAATAGACATTATAAGTACTAGAACATACATTACTCTGTGCTTTCTACTATTTCAGTAGGATCTTCAGTAGCAGGTGGCGTAGTTACTTCACCAAACCACCCCATTAGGGCTACTATAACAACAAATATTCCAAACGTTTCCATTTATTTTCCTTTATGTTAGGTCAACTATCTCACACGAATCGCCACTACAGGCTAGTGTTTGCATAGCTACGGTGTTATCTTCCTTTTCATAATCACACAAAGCTGACCACTGTATGTTACGAGGCATAGACTTGAGGAGTTTGTTGTACTCTTCTTTGCTACACTCTTGATACGGTGCTTGTTGGTATGTGTGATCTGAGTGGGGTAGGAAGGATATACCACTCATCTCATCAAAATGTTTATAAACAAAGGCTCCGACTTCTAGCCACTCATCATCACGCACAGTGCAAGTTATGCTAGGTTTGTGCTCTGACCAGTGCCTTTGGTACATCAGCCATGTCTCTAGTTGTTCTATGGCTGTCATGTCGTTTCTAGTTACGGCTTTATTTGGAGCCTTAACAGGAAAACTAAATACTACAGTTGTGTCTGGTTTCATAACGCATGGCTCATTAGGTATGCCTTGATCCTTCATAAACTGTGTTAGTGGATCGTTGATATCTCCACGTACAGTCCGTATATAATATTGGCTATGACGAGCATGGATACCAGATGCAGAATCAACAAGTTGTGAAACTGTACCGCTAGGTTTTACGCATGAAATGGCTGCGCTTGTTGCAATGCCAAGGCGGTCAGCCCAAGTAGTATTAGTACGAACAGCAACTTCTCGTAAATGTTCAAGTGTTTTCTCCAATCCTTTATTTTTTGTTGTCATTAATGGGTTATCCATTATCCCTGTGAGAGACAAACCAAGCAATCGCTCTTCTTCTGTATTTCGCTGCCACACCTTTCGCAAGTATGGGAACTTGGTATACGTTGATTGGATAGTTCCAAGGATCGTTGCAAGGCGCACTTTGCGTTCCAACGTGTCCACATTATCTGTTGCCCTAACCACAACTTCCGTAAGATTGCAAAATTGATTCGGTCTAAGTATAATCTCACTGCAAGGATTAGTTCCAAACTCAAAGCTTGCATCACGTTTACCATACTTAGCAGCTTGTTTCTTAGATGCTTCACGGTTAAATATTCCCCTCTCACCAGACTTACTTTCAACGAGTGATGTCCACTCACGCAAGAAGGACTCCATGTCAGGCTTCTCTGTGTAAGATACAGAGTTGTTTGCTAGAGCACGATGCCCTGCGTTTTCCCACCACTGTCCTGACTTAGCGTGACGCATACGATCATCACTCAGGTTTGATAATGATATCATAGCACTACGTCTAACGCCACCAGAAACTACTATCTGTCCTACAAAACAAATAATATCGTGGCACTCTAACGCATTTAGTTTACGTCCTTGTGCGTTCTTAAATGTTTGTACAGTAAAGTTAAACAGATCCACCAATGGAGCAGGGCCACTAGCTCTACCACCAAATGTTTTTAGCCTAGCACCTGCAGGTCTAACCTTAGACATGTTCCACTTAGGTATCTCACCTGCCCACAATAAAGCTAGTAGCTGTCTGAAAGACTTAGCCCAACCCTCTTTACTGTCTTGTACAACTATTGTTGTTTCACTTTCAAACAGATCTGGCACTTCGGGCAGCTTGTTTATGTATTGTCTTTCAACACTGAAACCTGCACCTGTTCCACAAAGAAGTATCTGCATGATTTCATCAAACGCTTTTGGATCGTCAACAGTTACGTAGCTACAGTTATACATACATGTGTTGTCTCTGTCTGCTGCTGGACCTGCTGTCATCATAGCTCTCATGCTAGGCATGATTTCTAAGTTAAGTATAGCAAACATTAGTTCATCTTTAGTATCTTCATCTACTTTATTACCTACAACATTATCAATGTAGCGTGATACAGTCTCACTCCAGTTCTCTCGTCTGCCCTTTTCAGGTAGCCACTTGGAGTATCTAGACTTATATATAAATGTCTGATAATCTGTTGGTAGTATGTTGTTGTTATCTAGTTCATTGTAATATTCAAATGCTTCGATGTCACTAGCGTTGATCATAGCCTCTCCCTTATATTTAAATTTTCTATGTTTACATCATCTATATCGTGAAACGTATTGTGTATTAGATCGTGTACATCCTCCACATGTGCGTCTTCTACGGTTGACAGAACGTTACATGGCTCATCTACTTCTAGTAGAAATGTAACGCTAAACTTTTTCTTTACTATCACTTGTGTATTTCCCTCAATGTTTCATTAGCCCAAGTCAAATACTGTTGTGCTTTCTTTAGATCCTCTACAGGCGTAGCATTTTTGTACATAGCTCTGTGGTTGTACTTCATAACGTTACCTCTACAGTATGATACAAAACCTTCTTTACCTAAGACTTGTTTAATATAATCTATACACTCAACCCCATCCTCTAAATTATAATGTGCAGGTTTATCTACTGGATCAAAACTAATTATGTCTGAGTCATCAAACAGTGTCTGTCCGTTCATAGTAAGTGTATCTATCATTGTATCCATTATGCGTTTCCTTGTGTCTTTGTAAATCTAGTAAGCTTTAAAACTTTACCCTCTGTACCTTCTACTTTTTCGTACAGGGGTAGGTCTTCTTCTTCGTAACCTACTAGTTCGTTTCTTCTTTCTTCTACTAGATTATATAGATCTTGATCATATTGTGCAAGCTCTAAAAATGCACCCATCATTGTAGCTAAGTGAACTAAGTATGAAGTATCCTCTGGATTTAACAAGCTAAGTTCGCCCACAACTAGTCTAGTGTTTAACTCCCCTGTCCAGTTACCTTTACCATCAAAAGAACAGGGCTTTAAAACTAAAGCTACTTCATCCTTTCCTATTACATATTTTGTCATGTTACTTTCTTCTCCCCCTTAAAAGGTATGAGTTTAACTTTAATAAGCTTGCCTCTTTCTTTTAGCCAGGCTTCGGGTATGATACGGTGTTCCCACTTAAACTCGTGCTTGTCACACCACTCAAAGTATCTAGACTTAGCACCTTTGTACAACTTTGCTTTGCTGTTACTGAAGACAAACCGTATGTCTAGCTCTGGATGTTGTTCTCTTATGGCTAGATGTTTACGTCTGTCTTCAGTATCAAAGATACCTTTGGTTTCTATTATGATACCATTATCTAAAATAAAGTCAGGCGTGTACGTTCTGTAGCGTAAGTCTTCCCACTCTATCTTTAAACGTTCATACCTGACTTGGTTCTGTTTATCTTTTAGGTATTCAGCAATATCACTTTCTAATCCACTGCGATACCTTCTAGAGCTACTCCTTCTTCTCTTTGGGCTTCTCAACCCACGCTTCGTTTTCTGGGGTGTCTGGGTCATCTGCTATATAATGTCCTTTTTCGTTACGAGCACGAACCATCTCTGTCTCTTCGTTTAAAGACTTCTCTAGTTCTCGTGTCTTCATCTCCCCTACAAACTTAACACACTGTAGCCAGTGCTCTAGCATATTAACAGATACTAGGTTCTGCTGCAACAGTTGTACTATCTCTTTTTCTTTATCAGACATATCTTCTGCTGCATAGTCTTTGTCGTTGATTGTTATTGTAGTCATATATATTCACCTCTTAGTTTTGTGTAGTGTACGGTTGGTGGTTCTTTCTTACCACTGTATACCTTTGATGGTAAACTCTTTAGATTAGGCCAACACTTTATCTTATGATTACAGAAAGTGCAGGACTTGGGTAGCTTGTAATTACCACTAGCCTTACCTCTGTATACCTCTGGCTCATCCGTAAAGCATCTCTCAAATGGTGCATTGCTTTCAAGGTAGGTGTGTACATCCTTTATCTTTTGTAACACTCTGTCCTTATCTACCTCTGCTGCAGACACATACTTGAAGCTACCGTTGTTTTTATTTACAACCCACCAGCCACCAACTTTTTTGTTAGCTGCTGTGGCGTAGCCTACAAGCTGTGGTACATAACCAAAGGAGTCACCCTTCTCTAATGTGTAGAAGTCAACAAACTTATTTTCGTATGACCAAGTACTAGCTGACTTAACATCATCTATCTTGCCATCTAGTAGCATGTCATACTCACCTGACAGTTCGTCTTTATCGTTGAGTTGCATTGACACCTTTTCATTATCGCCAAACTGCACTCCAGATGCTCTGAGCAAACCTTTTAGTAGAGCCTCTACCATATCACCAAATATCATATTGACTTTGAATGAAGTAGGCAGAGGCTCCTGATGATCGGGATCATTCTTCTCGAACCATAGCTGACACTTCGGACGCCCAACGTTGGACATCCTAAGTTTAAACTCTCGCTTTTCTTCAGCAGCGTTGAACTGCTTATCAAGAGCAGCACCAATATCTTCCTTGATTTTATCAATGATATCCTGAGACATCTCAGATTTACCTTCGATAGCACTCCTAAGATACTGATGCAAAGCTAGTTCAGCAGGGTGGTTCACTGGTCAAAGTCCTCCACATCAACTATATTGGCAACTATATCCTGGTCAGATGGGGATAATGTTTCTACATTTTTCTCTTCCCACTTACCAATAACGTACTCGTTACTAGAGTCTACATAATCTAGGAAGTCTTGTAGTGTTTCATTATCACCATCAGCTAGGCCAACGAACTCACTGAGGGAGGCGTTAGTCACCATGTATGGGTTGCCGTTAGGCAAGCTACGTGTTTCACCAAGTAGAGCTATGGTGTGCTCTGCAGGTGAGATCTTCTTCTTCATTAGTTTACCTACTACGGCATCAATATACTTGAGACTGTCTCTGTTCTTAACGTCCATCACAAACTCAAACTCATCATCGTAACCTGTAGCAGGTTCACCACCTTCGTAGAAAGCACCAACTAGTTTAGCTTTACCCATCATAACTTTGACACGGCTAACACTGCGTATCTGATCCTGTTGATCTTTGGGTAGAGCTTGGAAGTCTTTGATGTAACCTGACGGTCTACCAAGATTGAACGTACCAAGTGTATCTTTCAAGTCAACGTTGAGTGAGTTAGACATGACAGACTTCTGCATAGTCTTGTTCTCACTATCCCAACGCTGCCACTTCTGACGCTCTGCAAATAGTCTGACTTCTACTTCTCTGGCGTATACTACATCATCTTCAGATGTAATCTTGAACACAGGTGAAGAAGCTACCTTGCCATCAACAACTTCCTGTATGACTGTACCTGTAATCCTACGTAGACTAGATTGTGACTGTGTTGTAGGGCTTGAGAAACCCATAGCATCAGACAAGTTCATGTTGTCTACTTTAAGTGCGACTGCATTTTCCATAATTTTACCTTTCATATGTAAAAAGTTTCAGAGTTAGAGTTATATCATTAAACGTCTTTTGTGTCAAGCCAGTTGTCACCTATTTTTGATTCTAATAACAAAGGAACGTTTACTTTTATGTTGTATTCTTTTTGAATCATATCATTTAGATTAGTGTTAATCAAATCAATTGTACCTAACACATCATCTATTTCGTCAGGGTGTGTGTCAATTACCATACTATCGTGAACACTGTTAACTAAACATGAGTGCATAGGGCGTAACAGACGGTCAAGTTCTATCAGTACAACTGGTACGACATCTCCTGTAGCGAAGCCTTGCACAGGGTAGTTCTTGATCATAGTGAAGTGCGACACAGTGCCGTTCTCTCTACGTATGACATCAGGAAATGCGTACTGTCTGCCACTGACGTTGGTTATCTTACCTTCATTGACAGCCTCGTTACCTAGTCTGCTATGCCAACTAGCTATGCCTTTGTACTTCTCAACAAACTGCTTATAGTACGCAGCCTCTGCTTTAGATCTACCATATCCAGTAGCGCCAAAGAGAGGGGCGAATGTATGAGCCTTTGCTTCCTGTCTAGATGTGGGTTGCCCTGCATCACTGATAACCTTTGCAGTGTAGGAGTGTACATCAAACCCTGTGTCTATCTCGTGCATGGCTGTCTTGTCCTGTGCTAGGAACGCAGCCGTTCTAAACTCAAGTTGGGCAAAGTCACTCTCTATTATTTTGCCACGATCCCACCTTGAGATGAACACACGTTTTATTGGGAAGGTTCCTCCTCTGGGCATGTTTTGCATGTTGGGATTTCGTCCAGAGAATCTACCTGTACTGGTGATATGCTGGGTAAGGTTGATGTGTAGTTTGTCACTTCCTTTACAGTTGGTGATAATACCATCCACAAAACTACTAAGATAACTGCTAATAGCACTAAGCCTTTTAAGGTCTTGTAAAAACTCATTTGCTTTCTCCATGTTGTTGTTTTTAGCTGTGGCTATCAGTGTATCTAGGTTTGTTTTACCTACACCAAAGCCATTGGCACTGACCCACTTCTTACTTGGTGGAAAGAATCCAAGCCCTGCCATTTCGTTTGTTGCTGTGAGTAGGAAGCCCCTAGCTTCACAGGCTTTGCATTTGTTTGGTATCTTATGTAGTTTACCATCCTTTCTTGTTTTGTGCACTTTACCAACACCATTACAAGTAGGGCAAGTACGTGCTTTTGTTTTAAAGATCATCTTGCTATTCTTTTTTACTGCATCTTTAAAACCTTTATCATCTACATAATCAAAGATATCTACCCATTCTTTCTTATCGTTAGGCTTACGGCTAAAGATTACCCACGACATCTGCTCTGGTGAGTTAAGATTAATAGGTGTACCACCCATCAACTCTCGTGTGGTGGCTTGCAATCTATCAAGTATTTCTTTGCGCTCTCGCTCGAATGTATCACGGACGTGTTCGAGGGCATGTCTATCCACCCTGATTCCTGCCATTGACATTCTTGTGAGGACTTTGCAGGTTTTGAATGTGATGTTTTTGACTGCTCGTAATGAGGCAGAGCTTGGTGTGTTGAAGTCTGCTTCGGTAGCTTTATACAACTCCCCAGTAGTAAGCAAGTCGTACTCAAGATAATGACTGAGTTCGTCAAGTGGTATCTCATTGGTGTTGTATCCTTTCTTGTAGTATGCCTTGAGTGTATCGTCTTTCTTGTACTGTAGGTCACGTCTGATGGCACACTGCTCTAAACTTAGTGGCTGCTTTTGTCCACGTAAAAGTAAATATTCTGCAAGCATTGTGTCATATATATCACCATCATATTTAAAACCATTAGCCCAAAGCCAGGCTAGATCATACTGTAGGTTATGTCCTATCAGTAGCGTTGTATTGTCTAGCATCCTCTGTAAAACACAATCATTCTTTTTATGTTTGTCTGTGGCTTCTTTGTGGTCAAACGGTAATAGTCTTTTCTCTCCTGTATCCAAGCAGAGTACACCCACCTCAGTAAGTGTGTTGCTTGGCTCGTAAGGATCATTAAATATCTTACCATCTCGTAGAGTTATTGAGTTCTCTACATCTACTACTCTTCTCATGCTGAGTACCTTGCTCTCTCTCCATCTAACTGACAGTGGACAACCCCATGCCATCCACCCTTTAGTTTATTCTTAGCTACGTTCAAGTGTCGCTGTGTGTCTGACTCATACTCACCCTCTACCTGTGGGTTCTTAGATATCAAAACCATCAAGTCACACTCAGCAGCTTTACCTGTCTTACTGCCCTCAAGCATAGATTGATCTACATATATCTTACCTTCTGCTTCTGCTGATAGCTGAGACATCCAGATAACTGCACAGTCGTACTGCTTGGCTATGTTTCTGGCGTGTATGGCTGCATCCTTTAGATACACATGAGAGTCTGCACCTGTCTTGTTAGCAAACTTGTCACCCATGTCTAGCACTACGATGTCAGGCTTGTGGTTCTTGACTACAGCCTCAACCCACACCATGTCCTTGCCTGTGCTATCTACTATCCGTATGTTGTCATACACTGGCTTGTACCGTGTAGATGCAAGAGCGTAGTTGTCCTTGATCTCTTCCATAGGCATGTTAGATGCAGCACTGAGATACCTAGCACCGACACGAGTGTAGTCCTCTTCGTTACACAGGACGATACACTTAGCACCTTGTCTAGCAAAGCCACGCTCAGAGGCAATCAGAGAGGCGTGGAAAGATGTCTTACCTGTGTTAGGTCTAGCGCCCACCAAAACTAGATGTCCACCTGATATGCCCTCTACCTTGCGCTGCAATGAAGGTATGTTAAACTGCCACTTAGACTGTATCTCATTAGCTACCAGTAGATTTTCAATAGATATGTCACCCCACTCTACTTTTAAGTTAGGCATGAAGTTATCTTGATAGTCAGTGATTATGTTACGCAGTGGTTCTAGTGTGTTCTTCTCACCATTCACGTAGTCAAAGCCTAAGTTAGCTACCTCCTCACCTACTACCTGTTGGAATAGGTTAGACATAACTTCTTGAGCTACCTCTTGGTTCATAGGTTTCTCTTGCCGTAGCTTATCAAACAATCTTTTGTAGGACTCTTTGTTTGCTGTAGTCAGTGTCTCTCGTGTAAAGAACAACCCCTCTAACTCTGAGAAGTTTAGATCCTTATCGAACTGGCTCATGGCGTAGTCTATGGTTCTCTTTACCTTGCGTACATCCTTAGTAAACAATTTGTCTGGTGTATGTATGCCTTTGTTACTGTCATAGAAATCTTTATCCATGAGTGTCCTAAGTAAGGCTAACTCTCCACGCTCCATCTTCTATTCTCCTTATGTGTTATATGCTTTTAATGCTGCCCATGAATCAGGATAAAGTGTATCCATATGTTTATCTATACCCATAGCCACAACTCTAGTCTCATACTGTGTATCTTCTTTCAAACGAAGTTTACACATATCTGACCATGCGTCAAGACTGCCTGACCAATACCACTCTGTCATGGTGCTTTGTGGCAACACCATACGTGCTTGCTCTGGTGCTACATCACTATTAATCATAGCATTATAAAGATCACGAACTGAGTTGTATACATCTGATGTCCATTTACTAGGTGTATTCATTACGTCATCGTATTGTGTGTGACCTTCTATGGAAAGGTAAGGGTCTTCAACTATCCAGTGCAACATATCAACCACCGTATCACTAGAACCCTGCTTCTTATCTGAACTACGTCCACGCCATGTCTCAGGCTCATAGAACTCAGGCTTCTCATCTACATACCTACGGCTTATCTCGTTCCAACGTAGGAACTTATGCTTGACTAGCTGCCTAGCTACAAAGATGGGAGCCTTGACGTGGAAGCTAACAAAGCAGTGACCGAAGGGTGACATGTGTTTGTGCCTAGCCAAGTAAGATATAAGTAGAGCGTCATCTACTTTTAGTTTGTAATCGTAATCCCACTCACTCTTTTTGTTGAAGCTAACACGAGCAGCGTTTACTACAGTAAGATCACTACCCATGCTATCTATAAGCTCAACATTAATCATAGTTATTAGCCTTTCGTTTTTCTGCTGCTGCCTTACGTTCCATGTTGTTCATAGGGCGTATGAAAGTCTTTACGCCCATATGATCCTGTAGTTTCTTCTGCTTGTACGCTACGTCCTCTTCTATGTTCTTACGTTGAGTTTCAGATAGCGTCTTTGCGCTGAGAGTTCTTATCATACGATAGATATCTTTAGTTAGTTGACTCTCTTTTTTGTTCATCTTCAGTTTCCTTTATGTGTTGCAATATTGTCACAGCTTCTTCACTTGCTATCTTAAACCACTCACCTTGTTTCTCACCACACATAGCTGCAGCCTTGTGCGCTACACGTTCTGCTTTGGCTCTGTCAGGTGTCGCTATAGCGTGGACTAACTGGTAGTCACGCATAGGTGAGCTTGTTTGGTATCCGTTGAGCCTATCTTCTGCATCTATAGCCATACCTATCTTGACCCACTCAGGCCATGCAGGATTAGTAATAACGTAGACGTACCCTTCTTTTTCTCTGTCATACAGAGCTTTTGCTAAAATAGAAATATCATGCGGTTTAATAGTGTGAAAAATTAAACGGTCTATCTTACCCCCTTGCTGTAAATAGCCTTCCAATGATCTGTATTTACGTTTATAATATATTAAACCATCTTCATTCATATGATGGTTAATACCTGGTTTACGCCAAGTTGTTCCATCCCAACGTTTACCATCTTCACGTATAGCTCCGTTTTCAATCATGTCTTACTCCTTTGTGTTTATCTTTACGTTGAGGTTTAGGTTTCTTCTTATCTGGCACTACTTGTTGTCTATACTTTGATTGTCTTACCTCCTTCGCCATTGGATTTTGTTTGTTTGTGTGATTTTTCTGCAACATGTATCCATTCTCCTATTTGTTCTATATCCTCTGGGTCTTGATACTTTACATCGTCACGCAATCTTATTGCTCTTGTGGGTATATCACACCACGCCTCTATTTCCTTACGCATAATCAAAGTCTTTCTTAGTGCGTCAGGATCAAGCGCAACCATAACATAGGCAGCGTTGTCGCTCAAGCATTCTTTGTGTGCATCGGTCAGGCTTGTACCTAATAAAGCAAAACCTG